AATATCAAAGCCAATTTTCTTAGACTTCGCTGGATTAAGTTTGGATTTGGAGGTTGACATTAATTATACAACCTCGTCTAGCGGATTAGGTATTGCATTAAAACATGTCGATAGTAGCGGGACAAGTAGATATTTAGGAACGGCCATTGTTGGCTCTTTAAATATTTTGGCATGGGACGCGGCTTACAATACTTTTGTTTTTTATTCGACAAGAAACGACGATACAAGAAAGTTTAAACTTTCGTCTTTTGTTTTGCCAACCGCTGGCTTTCTGTCTCTTGAGCTTAAATACTTTGGAATTGCTGGCAGCGCAATTGTAACTGCGGCTAAAATAATTCCAACGTTTGAAGGGCGACGTAATCCAAGCGAAGTAACAAAAATTTATGAGACGGCGCGAGCTTATACCAGTTTGCGTGACGATACTTTAAGATTTAGCGATCTAGCAATAACGGCATCTAAAAACTGGCTAAAAATTGGCGATTTGCCAGCCATTGTATTTGTCGAAAAATCTTTGGCTGCAACGCCTGGCATTATCCAAGTGCCAAGCGGAGCCGTTACGCAAGTAAACAGATTGACTGACACGTTGGGAGCCAATACGCTTAACTTCAGCGGCGGTACTGTTACTGGAACTTACCAGCGTCAATTTGTTGCGGCTGCTGGGTTTACTATTGACTCAACCTCTGTTTTAATTAGCAGTTTAAGCGGTAGTCCGCCACCTCCAGGCGCCCAATTAAACGCGGTCGTCACGACTATTTCAAGCCAACAAAGAAATTTAACAGTTACCTTTAACGGCTACGATTATACAGGCGAGGCAAATATTCAAATCCAAGTCTTTTTAAAAGATTCGAACGGCAATAATTACCAAACCTCGACTTTCCTTTTGCAAGTAAACGCCAACGGGACAATTACCTATTCGCAAACCAATATAACATTTGAAAACCAAGCTTTACTAGGCGGCTATTCACCACGATTGCGCGATTGTTACGCTCGTAATGTGTTGACTATATACAACGCTTTAAGCTATCGCCTGGAAGGCTCATTTAGACGCAAGGGCGACACGTTTGGAAATGGTTATATAGGTACACAATTAGTATATACTGGATTCTCAACCGTACGTTTGCAAGTAATTGGATGGGAATACGACTTGGCAAGTCGCGTGGCAAGAATTACCTTTGGACAAGTACCGACGGCGTACGTTTACCCAATTAATTAAACATGGCTAATAGACGATATATAGACTTTCCAATTGCCGCAAGTGTTGGCAACAATGACATTGTATTAATTTGGCAAGACGGTTTAAATAAACAGACTACAAAGGAAACGCTTTTGCAAGGATCACCGCAAAGCCTGGCTGGACTTACTGACGTTGACATTTCAGCGCTCAACAATGGTCAGATTTTGCAATACAATTCGACCACAAGCAAATGGGAGAACGTAGATAGGACCGACATAAATTTGTCAGAGTTGGGCGACGTTACAATTGTGGCGCCAGCAAATGGCCAGGTATTGGTTTACAATTCGTCAACCTCTAAATGGGAAAATTCAAGCGGCGGTTATGTCCCTTATACTGGCGCGGTAACTACGGTTAACCTGGGCGCACAAACCATACAAGCTGGCTCTTTTGTCAAGGCTGGCGGAACGTCCGCGCAATTTTTAAAAGCTAATGGCTCGGTTGATTCAACGGTTTACGGCACGGGAACAGTAACCTCGGTTGCGTTAACCATGCCGTCGGCTTTTAGCGTTGGTGGAAGTCCAATTACTACGGCTGGAACTTTGGCAGTTACTGGCGCTGGCACGGTTGGGCAATACATTCGAGGCGATGGTAGTTTAGCTGACTTTCCAGCAACTACTGGCGGAGGCTCTTCGGTTAGCTACTATTTAAACGGCTCTGTTTCGCAAGGAACAATCGGCGGAGTTGCTTATCGTGAAATTAACAGAACGCCAATTTTTGGCGCTGGAACGGATATTACTATAAACGCCGACGGATATATTGCCTCGTTTATTACGGACGCTTTAGACCCTAATAAGCTACTAATCCCAGCTGGAAACTGGAACTTAGAAACCTATTTTTCGGCTAATTCAGGCGGAGGCTCACCGACTTTTTATGTTGAGCTTTACAAATATAATGGCACAACATTTACTTTAATTGCAACAAGCAGCGGAACGCCTGAATTGATTGCTTTTGGCACAAACATAAATCCATATTTTACCACGCTTGCCGTTCCTGAAACAGTCCTAGCTTTAACAGATAGGTTGGCACTTAGATATTACGTTACTCATTCAGGCCGTACAATAACTTTACATACTGAAAACAACCATTTATGCCAAGTTATTACCACGTTTACAACTGGCTTGACCGCTTTAAATGGATTGACAAACCAAGTGCAATATTTAACGGTTGGAACTAGCGGAACGGATTTTGCGATTTCTAGCGCAAGCGATACTCATACGTTTAACTTACCAACGGCAAGCGCGACAAATCGAGGCGCTTTAAGCTCGGCGGATTGGACGACTTTTAATGGCAAACAAAACGCTTTGACTAACCCAGTAACGGGAACAGGGACAAGCGGCCAAGTTGCGTATTTTAACGGAACAAGTGCAATAACTGGAGAAAGCGGTTTAACTTGGGATGCGACAAACGACAGATTAAATATTGGTGCAGGAACTGCAAATAGTAATTTAACAGTTAGCGGCTCAGATAATAGCATTATTTTTTCTGTTTTAGCTGGCGTAAATTCAAGGCTACACGTTGGGACTGTATCAAGTGGAACAATAACTTATATTCGTTCTCAAAATAACTATGCTTTAAATTTAGGGGTTAATACTACCGATTATTTATCAATTTCAACTGCTGGTAATAGTAGTTTTTCTGGAAATATAATTTTAACAACTGGAGCAAATAGATATGTAAGAATTGGCTCTTCAACGGCTTATTATTACGATTTACAAACTACTGGAGATGATTTCCAAATTATCGAGGCTGGAACAACGCCAAGATTGACTATTAAGTATCCAAATGGAAATGTTGGTATTAATACAACAACTCCAGCCACAACTTTGGAGATTAATGGCGTTGCTTTATTTAGCGGAACTTCTTTAAGTGGTAACACTAAAAACGGAGTTTATATTTATGACCAATCAATTATTTCTTTGGCTGGAGGTAATGCTAGACCTTTAACTATTCAATCCCAAACTTTATCAATTTTTACAGGCACAACCTATTCAGAAAAAGTTAAAATATTTGAGAACGGTAACGTAGTAATAAGCACAAGTCCAAGTGATGCTGGTTTTAAGCTAGATGTCAACGGAACTGGTCGGTTTACTAGTACTTTAATTGCAACTAATTTAAGAAGTAACGGAGAAGGTACTTTTAGTTTTAATACTGCAAATAACGGGGAGTTTCAAATCTATGCAAATAGTACGGGTGGAATGATTTTGGCTGGTCGTGGTTCAACATATGATATGGTTATTACCAATAAAAATGGTGCTGAGACATTTAGAGTTTTAACAGGTACAACTATTGCAAATTTTGTAGGAAATGTTGGGATTGGGACAACTACGCCTGAAATATATGGTTCAGGATGGGGAAGAGCCGTTGGAATATTAGCATCAAGTGGATACTCAACAATTCAAGTGGCTGGCTCTAGTGGTAATGGTGGCGAAATAGATTTTGGTAATAACACAATCAGGCACGCTGCAATTGCTTCTTTAAATGGTAGCGATTTAAATTTTTACACAAACGGAACTAATAGCGGAACAGGTGTAACCGAACGAATGCGTATCTCATCAGGTGGCTCAATTGGCATTAATAATACCTCACCAATGAATTCAGCTTGGGGAACTGATTCATCCACAAAGCAATTATCTATTGATGCGTCAGGTTATGCAGTAATAAATTTAACAGGGTCAACCTCACGCAAATACTCAATGGGTGTTGGTGACGGAAATTTTTATATGTGTTACGATAATACCGCCGGAAGACACAATATTAGCGTTACTTCAGGCGGTAGCGTGCTAATTGGAACGACAACAGATAATGGAGTAGGTAAGCTTCAAATTAGTGGCGGAAGTGTTACAGTTGCTGGAGGAGTTCGTTTTTCTTCTTCAGGTGCAGACGCAAACAGATGGAGTGTTTATTGGAATGGTGGAACAGGGGATTTAATTGTTGTAAACAACATTTCCGATATTCGAGCAAAAAAGGATTTTGATTATAACATTAAAGGACTTGAAACCATTAAAAAACTAAAGCCTTTGAAATTTACTTGGAAGGATGGAACAAGCCATAGCACAAGCGTTTCGGGAAGATTGCGACAATATGGTTTTATCGCCCAAGAAACAATGCAAGCAGATGACTATTTAGCTTGGTATAATCAAAGCCAAGATACATGGGGAATTGAGCAATATGAGAGTTTTAGCGCAGTTATTGTAAAAGCGATACAAGAGCAGCAAGAAATTATAAACGACTTAAAACAAAAAATAAAATGAAAAAAATTGAAACAGTAACTATTTGGAAAAATGGAGAAAGTCAAGAGGCAAATTTATTAAACGCCTACATTATTAACGACAACTTGCAATCGTCTTGCGCTTTTTACTATTCGCTAAATGCTGGAGGCGAAGGAACAGAGGCAATGCCTTTGGTAATTGGCCAAACACTTGCAGAGGGAAATATTGCAATGACTGGCGAAGATTATTTGGCTTGGGATAATTCAAACGAGGCGGCGTATGTTTATATTGCCGAAAAATTAAACCTAACACTTATATGATTGTAAACCTAGCAATTGCCTTGACTGACATCGAAGGCAACAAAATTACCAATGAAAACGGCGAGTTTATGTTTCTTTCTAAGATGGTTGGAAACGCCTTATTTTCAGCCGAGGAAAAGGACGACCCGATTAGACTTTACGAGCTGGCTAAGAAAATTTACTATTCCGAAAGAGACATTGAGCTAAGCAAATCGGACGCTGATCTAGTAAAGGAAAAGGTAAAGGCCAAAGGCTTTACTGTGCTTGTTTTAGGGCCGCTTTACGAGGCTTTAAAGGAAAAGTAATGGTAATACAAGGGCTAAATTTTAGCCCTTTTTTATTTGCTTTAAAATGCCTTATTTTTGGTAAACGAAAAGCAATTACTTAAATGAATTTATTGAAAAGCGATGAGTTAGGGGTGCCGTCTACTTTCCTAGCAATCTTTGCAAATGTCACGGCAATGGCTGGTCTACAAATGGTAAACGTCGTTTTTACTTCGATAATTTCTATTTTATCGATTGTTTATTTGGTTTACAAAATAAGAAACGAAATCAAGAAGCTTAAAAATAATGGCAAAGGCTAAAGCGGCGACAAGTTCAATAAAAGTGACCTTTGGGACACGTCGAAATGGCAAAGCAAAAAAAGCCTATTCTAAAAACATTAACAAACCAAAAAAATACAGAGGCCAGGGACGATGAGAAAGTTTTTTACATGGGCAAAAGGATTTTTATCTGAGAACGGCGAAGCATCCAGCAAAAGATTTGTTGGCGTAGTTAGCGCAATAGCTTTGTGCTGGACATTGTACGCCAATCACGATGCAATAAATGAGCCATCTGAGGCTTTGGTTTATTCAGTTGCGGCTTTGTCTGCCGCCGCTTTAGGAATTACGGCCGCGGAAAAAATATTTAAGAAGCCGAGCAACGAATGAAAAACCTATCCAAAGAAGAACTATTGAGCAGAATGGAAGCAATTAATCGGAGCAATGCGATTATTTACTTTGATCTTAATGGTTTTATTCTTGGGGTAAATAATATTTTTTTGGAGGCAATGGGATTGGCAGAGGACGAACACAACAAGCTAATTGGTAAACATCATTCAATTTTTGTAAGCTACGAATATTCAAAAAGCGAAGATTATACTAAATTTTGGGAAACTCTTAAAGCTGGCAAATTTTATGAAGGCGAATTTGAAAGACGAAAAATCGACGGTTCGCCTATTTACTTGCAAGCAACTTATAACCCAATATTTGACGAAAGCGGAACCATTACTAAGATAATGAAAATCGCGACCGACATAAGCGAGACAATTAAAAGCAAAAATAAAATTGTCGAACTTTCAAAAAGCTTGCAAAGCGAATTGGAAAATTCCAACAAGCTAAGGGCGGCTATTGAAATAGAAAAGGACGCTGCGGTTAATGACTTGGATGCAACAATTAAGAAAAGCCAAAACGAACTAATTAAAGTAATTGTAAAGTCCGCCTTGTTTGTTATTATGAGCGTTGGGTTTATTACAACAATCATGTACTCTTTTGCAATCCTATCAAATAAAGACACGCAAATAATTGGCTCGACCTGGTCCAATATGTTTTCGGTTTTATTAACAAATGCGTTTTCAATAGTTGGAACAATTATGGGAATTAAGTACGCAACCTCAGAAGAAAAAAAGGAAAAATCATGAAAATAAGCACCCATTTAAATTTAGCCGAAATTACTAGGAGCGATACGGCCAAGCGCCAAGGCATTGACAACACGCCAACGGCGGAGCATTTGGAAAATTTCAAGTTATTAGCTGATAAAGTTTTTGAGCCAATAAGGGAGCATTTTAAAACGCCTATTTTTATTTCTAGCGGTTACCGTTCCAAGGCTTTAAATGATTTTATAAAAGGTAGCGCAAGCTCCCAGCATTGCAAAGGACAAGCCATCGACATTGACATGGATGGAAGTAACGGCGAGGTCACAAATAGAATGGTTTTCGATTTTATTAAAAATAAGCTAGATTTTGACCAGCTAATATGGGAGTTTGGAACGGATTTTAACCCCGACTGGGTACACGTTAGCTATGTTAAAAGCGGAAATAGAAAGCAAAAGCTAAAGGCCGTTCGGTCGGGAGGCAAAACAACCTATATTCCTATTTAATGGAAATCAAAAAAATCTCGAGGAATTTGCACCAAATAAACCTCGGCCATACGGAGTCCAAAATTGCTTTATTATCGGACATACATTGGGACAATCCCAAATGTGATCGCGAGAAATTAAAGAGGCATTTAGACTACTGCAAACAACAAGCAATTCCCGTCTTTATCGCGGGCGATTTCCTATGCCTCATGCAAGGGAAATATGACCCAAGGCGAAGCAAAAAAGACGTATTACCTGAGCATAATAAAGCTAATTACATAGACGCAGTAATTGAGGATGCCGTAAATTGGTGGACACCTTACGCGCATTTAATTACGGTTATTGGTTACGGCAACCACGAGACGGCAATTATTAAAAATTTGGAAACTGATCCATTGCAAAGGTTTGTGGATTTGCTTAATTACAATAATAATACTAGCGTATATACTGGAGGTTATGGCGGCTGGCTTGTAATAAAAAAGCAAATTGAGACAAATACCTTTATGACCAAAATGCTCAAATACTTTCATGGAAGCGGCGGCGGTGGTGTTGTTACAAAGGGAGCGATTAACTTGACTAGAGCGCTGGAAATGTATGAAAACATGGATATTTTTGTTATGGGACACATCCACGAAAATTCAAGCCGTAACGATGCCAGGGACGCGGTCCAATACAACCCAGGTAAGCATTACCATGAGTTAATACAGAAACAAATTCACTTGGCAATTACTGGATCGTACAAAGAAGAATACGAGGATGGATTTGGTGGCTGGCACGTTGAACGTGGTGCGCCTGTAAAACCAACTGGCGGTCGAATTTTAACCTTAGACGCTCGACGAATTAGAGCCAAAAATCTTGACACTTGGGAATTGTTAGTAGACAGTTGTAAATTTCCGTTATGAAAGCAATTTTAGAATTTTATTTACCCGAGGAAAACGACGATTTCCAAGCGGCAATCAACGGCCATAACTATAAGAGCGCCATTTGGGATTTTGACCAATTGTTAAGGTCCGAAATGAAGTACAAAGAATTATCGAACGATACTTACCAGGCTTACGAATGGTGCCGCGAAGAGCTGAGAAAAATACTAGAACAAGACAACCTTTATATTGAACAATAATGCCACTACCGAAGCCAAAGCCAGCCGAAAGCCAAAGCGATTTTGTCGCTCGTTGTGTAACTGACCCAGTAATGGAGCGAGACTTTCCGCGTATGGATCAGCGCCTGGTTGTTTGTTACCTACAATTTAAAGCCAAAAAATGAGACAGTTACTTGACGACGAACGCATACGAATTGCAATTATTTCGTTTTTAATTGGTGTTTTGCTGGCTTTTGTAATTTTTCCAAGACCTGAAAGCGAAACCGTATATAAGTTTGAAAGCGTGACAAAAACGGACACTTTGATTGTTGAAGTAAAGGACACCGTTTACGTCCCTAAAACAAAGATAAAAACGGAAGTTTTAAGGGATACAGTACTAATCGATTTTAAGCCTAAAATAAGCCAGTTTAACGCGTCTTTTCCTTTTGAGTATGGAAGTACCAACGTAAGCGGCGAAGTCCTTGGAGAGGTGCTTAAAATGACCGCAACAAGCGATTTTAAAATACCAGTCGTTACGAATACAATAACCAACACAGAAACAAAAACAATTGTGCAAAAGCCGAAAGGAATTTACCTGGGTGCTGGCGTTAATTCATTGATCCAGCCGAGCGCGTCGGTTAGCTACCTGGATAACAAATACATTTTTCAATATCAATTCCAGCCTTTGCAAAAAGTACATCAGATAGGGATTTCTAAAAAGTTATTTTAATTCGGAAATTATCCGAATTGTTTGTTACCTTTTTACATATATTCGTCCCAAAAATCGACAATATAAATGGCAAACCGTCTCCATTTTGTCGACACTTGCATGAATTTTTACTAATTGTGGCAGATTCGCCTTATTTAGGTTTTATTATGTCTTGAAGTTGACCCCAAATAGACTCGCTTAAATCACCCCAATACATATCACATTTGCCGTCCTTAATTGGTGAATTAATAAAATAGGATTGCATATACTCGCTTGGCTTAGCGGTAAATCTGTAGCAGCTTTCTTTGTAGGGACAGTTTGTCCCTGGGCACATTGTGATATCAGGCATGATTTTTCATAGATTAAGTTTATTTTTTGTCTATAATGCGTAGGATATCTTACATTTCATATCCTTTTTGTAAACTATAGTTTACTTTATAGGCAAATCTTTATCAATAATGCCATGAGCAATCCAATACCAACCAGCGTTGGGGTCATTCTTAAAAGTCTTTTTTTCGTCATAATATTGCTGGAATGATTTGTAATGGTCGCCAAATGTGTATTGGCTACTTTTGTATTTAGATCGTCCTTTTTTTACTAGCAAACCATCGGCAAACAAAACGTAAAATTCGTTTTCGTCGACCGCCTGGTTAAGCTCCAAGTATTGCATCCACCAATCTACTGGCTTTCGGTTTTCGTCTAGCACCTTTGATGCTATTCCGTAGCCAAACGGATTTATTATTTGGTCCTCATTCATGCTGCAAGATAAAAGCATAATAAATGACATGGAAAAAAAAGATTGCCTTTTGTTAAAAGTATTTTTAGAAATTGTTTGGAATCATAGAAATAAGTAATAATTTCGGGTATACATTTAACAAACATACCTATGGGAAAACTATTTAACGATTCTGAAATGTACCTCGACCAAGAAGTGCTATTCTTTTACGAGGGCGAAGAGTATTGCTGGACTGGCCATTACGAGGTCAAGCAATGCGGCGAAGAGTCAGACTGGGATTACTGCGGCGACTCCGAGATTGAGGTTGAAATTGAGACAACCAAAACAATTACAAAGTTTAACGAAGAGACCAACGGCTGGGACGAGGTAACGCCTACCAACTCTCTTATTTATGAATTAGTAATAAATATTGAACGCAACCTTTAAACAACAAACACCTATGAAAGAATTAATTTTAATTCAAGCGGAGTTAAAAGCTCCCAAAAACCAGTATAATTCCTTTGGGAAATATAAGTACCGTTCCGTCGAGGATATACTTGAGGCGGTAAAACCGTTGCTTTTAAAATACGAATGCACCTTGATTATCGAGGACGAGGTTAAAGAGGTTGGCGGCATTGTTTTTATTGAGGCAACCGCCAGCATTCAAAAGGACATGGAAGGCAGAGCGGTAACGGCCCAGGCTGGCATCGACATTAACCGCAAAGGAATGGACGTGGCGCAATCCTTTGGATCATCGTCTAGCTATGCGCGTAAATACGCGCTTAATGGTTTGTTTTTAATTGACGATACAAAAGACCCTGACTCGACAAACGACCACGGCAAAGCGCCAGCGGTTGTAAAACCCAAGCCAACCGACGAGCAATTTGCTTTTATAGTTAAATATCTTAACGGAACGGACGCCCAGCAAAAGCAAGCTAAAGAGGCGATAACTAAATACGAATTTACACAGGATCAAAAGGACACTTTAGACGGATTAATATAATGGCAAACTTATATGAAATAACAAGGGAGGCGCTAGAGCTTGCCTCCCTACTTGAAACTGAAGAGCTGACGCCTGAATTGGAGCAAATGCTGGTAATTAACCAGGAACAACTCCAGGCAAAGGCTGGCAACTATGCCAAGGTAATCGCAAACATTCAAAGCGATAGCGACGCAATCGACCAAGAAATTAAGCGATTAAAAACAATGAAGGACAGTAAGGACCGAGCCATTACAAGGCTAAAGGACGCGCTTAGGGAGGCAATGCTAGTAAGTACAATCGACAAGATAGAAAGTCCTTTATTTAAGCTTTCATTGCGTCGTAGCGAGTCGGTCGAGGTTGACATTGTGGAGGCTTTACCTAGCGAGTTTATAAACATTAAAAACGTGGTAACCGCTGACAAGGTCGCAATCAAAGAAGCCATTAAACGCGGCGAAAATATTACTGGTGCGAGAATAATCGAAAACTTTAATTTACAAATAAAATGAAAAGCTATCTGTATTTAGGCAAATTTATCCAACGCCCTGGGGACCTAGCGCCCAGGGGCGTGGCCTCCACCTACAACGAAGAGAAATTACCTTTTAACGAAACATTCGAAAGATTATGGAACTTGATGAAGTCATGATTAAAATTAAAGCGCTTTACTTGGAAGGTTTAACGCGCAAGAAAATTGCAAAGCTTGTTGGACTAGATCACCAAAAAGTCGGGTATTTGCTTTATACTAAAATGAGGTTGCACGAGCTTTACCCTCGAAAGTTAATGGACGAAAATATATTCCAAATTCTCACGGATCACCAAATAAGCAGAATCTTAACTTTGGCAACTTATGGCTATGATTGCCGAGAAATAGCAGAGGATCAAAACTTGGAATTTCGCAAGGTTAAAAAGCTGCTAGACGTTGCCCAGGCTAAAAACATGATTGAGAAAAAAGTATAAATTCTTTTTTATTCCTAAGATTCTTTTAATATTTGTTAAACATTTAAACAAACACCAATGAAAAAAGCAGTTAAAGTAATCGGAAAAATCATTTACACAATCCTGGCTTTGTCGCCAATCTTTGCGCTGGGTTATATGCTTGGCTTAAAACTTTCTTAAACACCTAAAACCAAACTCTTATGGAAAATTATTTAATTAAAACGACCAAAGTACTCGAGTTGCACATGGAAGTCCCAAGGTACTTTAAAATCGTCCATTTGCATTACATGATTATTAATGAAACGGACGTGCTTGTTGTAAATCCTTTTTACTTGTCTGAATTGCTAAGTTACGCTTATATAAAAGTTGACCAAGTTAGATGGCATTCGGATTTTTGGGCAAAAAATGAATTGGAGCCAATGACAGAATCGGAATTTAGAAAAGTATATACCGATGCAGTTTTAAAAATTTCTAATCTTATACAATAATGGAATCGACCGACTCCCAAAACGCGCTAATAAAAGGCTGGCTTTTAAATGGCTATTCCATTACGCAGCTAGAGGCTTTGACCCAGTTTGGATGCTTTAGACTGGCGGCTAGAATCGCTGATCTAAGAGACAAAGGTTTAAACGTTGTGACCGACATGGTTACGCTAGAGAATGGCAAACGAGTTGCACGTTATTTTGTAAAAAGATGAGGGGACGCAATTTAACAGAATACGAAAAAGAGTTAATCTTTGAAGCCTGGCAAGACCGAAAGCAAATTAAAGTCATTGCGCAAGAAATGGGTCTTTCATACGGTTGTATTTATTTTCAACTAAAGAAGCGTTGCCTGGTTGGATAAATCAAAAAGATTTATATTTGTGTATCGAATTATTCCAGGGTGGTAGCTAGAATAATTCCATAGGTTAACCTTAACCTGAACCCGACTGTCTACCACCAGTTGGGTTTTTTTATTTAAAAAAATGCAAGGCAAAAAATCATTTTTACTTTACACGGATCAAAGAGAAGTATTTGATGAGCTTTCCGACGAGGATGCTGGCAAGTTAATTAAGCATATTTTCGCTTATGTTAACGATGAGGACCCAATAACAAACGACAAACTTTTAAAGGTGGCATTTTTACCAATTAAGACCCAGCTTAAAAGAGACCTTAAAACTTGGGAAAATAAGCAAGAACAACGAAAGGATGCGGCAAAAAAATCCGTTGAATCGCGGCAACGAACTTTAACGAGCGTTAACGAGCGTTCAATTTCGTTCGGTGATAATGTAAATGTAAATGTAAATGGTAATGTAAATGATAATGTTAATGTAAATGGAAATGTAAATAAACAAATAGGCGCTGGCGCGCTTTTTTCTTTAGAGGATATTTTTAATGATTTTAAAAAAGAAAAGCCTTTAAAACGTCCTTACTTTGAAAGAATGGCCGAGGTACATTCGACGGATTCAGATACCATTAAAAAATTGTTTAAAAAATGGGCGGTTTTAAAAGAAGGCGAAAGCATGACAATTGCCAAGGCCGAAAATAGTTTTAATCTTTACATTGGCAATAATTTAAAAACTAATTACAAGACAGCGGAAAAGTCAAAAACATACAACGTCTTTGATGAGCTTTACGAGGATTTACAAAAACAAAAACTACTAAAAAATGAATGAGACAATTTTAACGCACCTCCGAAAAATGGAGTTTGTTTGTGGCCTTAAACAATTTAAGGAATACAAAAAAGAAGAGGGAAACGAATTACTTGGATGCCTCAGCAAATTATTTGGCTCTTATGGCTGGATGACCGAGGACCGAGTAAACTATATTCTACACGCTGGAATGCGTGGCCAGTACGGCGATTTTTACCACGTTAACGAAAAGACCGTAAGCGTTTGGATCAATCAATATTACGCCCATCACCAAAGTCAAATTGTCCAGGAGGTCCAAGCTTTAAACAATAAAGAAAAAGAGCCAACCAATGAAGAGATTGCGTACTGGATTGAAGTTGGAAAGCAAACCTTTAGAGACAATTACCAGGAAGCCAAAGAAACTGGAAATTGCAAGCATTTAGCTGATTGGGGGATGTACTGGTTTAACAAGTTCCAAGAGAAAGGAATTTTAAAACCTTGGGAGTTTAACGTGCAAGAAATAGAAAGCGACGTTCGTAAGGAATTGCGGTTAACAACCAGGTACGTTGAGGAGTCGACAGTTGGCGCCAAGACAAAGAATAAGATTTGGAAATTGTTTATTTTACAGGCAATTAAGGACAATAAAAATTTAGATCAATTAATTTAAACAAAACAACTATGTCAAAAATTTACGGCGGAAACGCAAAACTCGTTCAAACCAAATTTGGAGAAATTTGGAAAGTAAGTCAATCAAGAAAAGACTTGGAAGGACTTTTACAATACCTTAACGACAACGATGCTGAATGGGTAAACCTTGATATTAAAGAAAAACCGCAAATTGTGGAAGGTAAGCCAACCCATTATTTACAAGTTTGGCAAAAGGAAATTGTACAAGTGGCAAACCAGCCAACACAACAAGAACTTTTGGAAAAGCTAAAATCTGCAAAAGTTAATTTGACAGAGAAGCGAATTGTTGAAAACGATAGTTTACCGTTCTAATGAAAAAAAATGATTTATACGCAATATTTGCGGCGTTGGTAGGTATTACCCTACTGGCGCTCCTAAAGGTTTCTAGTTTGCTGCTATTTGTAGTGGCTTTGGCTTTGTGGACCTTGGCCTGGTCTTGGATTTATAGCAAATGTAAATGATCCAGTTTAAGTTAAACGAGAAACCGTTAAGCGTTAACGAAGCCTGGCAAGGCAAACGCTTTAAAACCGAAGCATATAAGCATTACGAGCGCACGATTTCATTTATGTTGCCAAAAGCCGAAATTGACCCTAAAGAAATGTTGAGGATTGAGTTTTTTTTTGGGTTTAGCAACAAGGCCAGCGATCTAGATAACCCAGTCAAGTTGCTTATTGATATTGCGCAAAAGAAATACGGATTTAACGATAAAAACGTTTTTGAGTTAAACGTTCGTAAATGCCTGGTAAAAAAAGGCGAGGAGTTTATACACATGGGCATTTATAAATTGGTCCCATTTTAAACAAAAATCTTGTTTTTAACTTGGAATCATATCGGAATCCTATATTTGCCTAAAGATTAAAACGATGAGCATATACGAGGGTTTATTTATACGAAAAGCGCGCAAAGCCGCTGGCTACACCCAGGAGCAATTGGCCGACAAAATAGGATTATCTTTGGCCCCAATTAACCAGGTGGAAAATGGTTGGGAATCTATAAGCCTAAACAGACTTAGACAGATTTGCGAGGCAATTGGTTTGGAGGTTATAATTAGACGAAAAGATGACTAAAGGTTACCCGATTTCTAAGCCTGATTATTCGCTTGAGATTAGGTACCGACTAAGGGACGGACAATGGTCGCCTTGGTCTAATAAAGGCAAAGGTAAATTTGAAACAATCGAATTAGTCCAGCGACAGATTAGAACGCTGGCCGCGTCTTACCAGGGCCGAGAAAAAGAGGTGCGCTTTGAATGGAACGGAAAACTTTGCAGTTTTACTGGCGATCCAACAGGGCAAACAATTATATTAATGTAGTTATTTTGGGTTTGTTGATGTTTAAAAGGCTTGGGTTATGCTCAAGCTTTTTTTTCTAACTTTTAAAAAAAATTAAATATGAAAATAAACAATTTAGGATTTTGGGAGACCACGGACGAAACTGGGCACATTCACGATCGCAGCATTGCCGCAGCTTTGTCCAATTATTTAGCAGAAAAACAAGCCAAGACAGTTGTAGACTTTGGTTGTGGGATGGGTGACTATGCAAAAGCTTTTAAAGCTGACGGCTATAAGGTCGAGGCATACGACGGCAACCCAAATACGGAAACGCTAAGCGATGGAATTGGCAAGGTGCTAGATTTATCCAAGCCGTTTTATTTGTGTAAAATGTTTGATGTTGTTTTGTCGCTGGAAGTTGGCGAACATATACCAGCGGAATTTGAGCAACAATTTATTGACAACATTTGTAAACACGCAAAAAAGCATTTGGTTATTAGCTGGGCAATTGAGGGCCAAGGCGGAAGCGGACACGTTAATTGCAGAAATAACAACTATATAATTGGCCAAGTTGAGGATCGTGGCTTTAAATTTAATTTTAACGATAGCGAAAAGATTAGAAAGGCCGCAACAAATGCCTCTTGGTTTGGATACACAATTATGGTTTTTGATAGAATATGAAAACGCAAAAAGTAAAAATTACAGAAGTAAAAAGCAATCCAAACAATCCAAGATTAATTAAGGATGACAAGTTTGAAAAGCTAGTTAAATCAATAAAGGAGTTTCCAAAGATGCTGGAAATTAGGCCCATTGTTGTAAATGCTGACATGATTGTGCTAGGTGGAAACATGAGGCTAAAGGCTTGCAAAGAAGCGGGTTTAAAAGAAATCCCAATCATTTTTGCAGACGAGTTAACGGAGGAGGAGCAGAAACAATTTATAATTAAAGACAACGTGGGGTTTGGTGAATGGGACTGGGAGCAATTAGCAAACGATTGGGATGAGGTCCAACTTCAAGAATGGGGTTTAGATATTCCTGATTTTGGAGTGACCGAAATACCAGCAGCTGAAGAGGATGATTACGAGATGCCAGAGGAACTGCACACCGATATTGTTTTAGGGGATTTAATTCAAATAGGAGACCATCGATTGCTTTGCGGAGATAGTACGGATAGTGATGCGATTGATAAGCTAATGAATGGAGAGAAGGCGGACATGGCCCACAATGATCCTCCCTATGGAATGAAGAAAGAAAAAGACGGGGTGCTTAATGATAACCTTAATTATGATGACCTTCTTGATTTTAATCGTGAATGGATTGCTTTGCAATTTATGCACCTTAAAGAAAGCGGTAGCTGGTATTGTTGGGGAATAGATGAGCCTTTAATGGATATTTATAGTGAAATACTTAAGCCGTATATTCAAGAGCAAAAAGCCACATTTAGGAATTTGATAACTTGGGACAAAGGAAACGGACAAGGGCAGAATAGTGAAAATACTAGAAGCTATGCAATAGCAGACGAAAAATGTTTGTTTGTTATGTTAGGAGTTCAGGGATTTAACAATAATGCAGATAATTATTTTCATGGCTGGGATTCTATTGTTAACTATTTAGATCAAGAGAAAAATAAGGCGAATTTTACAATAAAGGATTGTAAAAGGTTGGCGGGACATAGCGAAAAAAGCGGTTGCCATTGGTTTGACAAAAGTCAATGGATGATGCCAACTGAAGAAACCTACAACTCTTGGAAAAATTATTGCGCTAAAAATAATATTAATGCTTTTGAAAAACCATATTTAGAAATAAAAAAAGAATATGAAAAAATAAAGTACGGCCATGATGAATACAAAAATAGTTTTTACTCAACCCGCGCCTACTTTAATAACACGCACGATAATTTTAATAACGTTTGGAAGTTTGAAAGACATTTAAGGCAAGGAGATGAAGGAGGTCACGCAACACCTAAGCCAATACCTTTATGCGAAAGGGCAATAAAATCAAGCTGCCCTGATAAGGGTTTAATTTTAGATATGTTTCTTGGTTCAGGGTCTACAATGGTAGCAAGCCACCAACTAAATCGCAAGTGCTACGGGATTGAACTAGACCCAAAGTATTGCCAAGTCATTGTAGACAGAATGCGTAAATTAGACCCAGCTTTAGTCATTAAGAAAAACGGAGTAACTTTGTAATATGGCACGACCAAAATCAACAATCGACTGGATTGAAATGGGACGACTTGTCCAAGCTGGATGCACAGGAGTCCAATGCGCTGCTTATTTAGGCATTGACGAGGAGACATTTTACAACCGCTGCAAGGATGACCTCGCAATGGGTTTTACCGAGTTTTTACGGCAAAATAGAAGCAAGGGCGATGCGTTGCTACTTGCAAAGCAATATGAGTCAGCTTTAAAGGATAAAGACCGTGGTATGCTTATATGGCTAGGTAAACAAAGACTTGGCCAGCGTGATAAGTTTGACCATGACCATACAACCAAAGGCGACAAGATAACGCCACCAATCGAGTGGATTCAATCCGAATCATAGACAAATACAAACCTTTATTTTTAGAGGTGCCTAAAACCCGTTATTTTTTAATGACTGGCGGTCGCGGTAGTGGTAAGTCTTGGACGCTTTCAATGTTTCTTTTAAATCTTACTTACCAGGATGGCCACGTTATCCTCTTTACCCGTTGGACTTTAACGTCGGCGTTTATTTCCATTATCCCTGAATTCATTGACAAAATCGAGTTAATGAATAAGTTGGACGATTTCGAAATAACACAGTCCGAAATTATAAACAAGGCAACTGGATCAAAGATTTTATTTCGTGGCATTAAGACCAGCCAAGGGACGGCAACGGCTAATTTAAAGTCAATTGCTGGCGTTACTACTTTTATTCTTGACGAGTCCGAGGAGTTAATGGACGAGGATGTATTTGACCGCATCGACTTATCGATTAGAGCAATTAACAAACCCAACCGCGTTATCCTGGTAATGAATCCGTCGTATAAAAGCCATTGGATTTATGGGCGTTTTGTGAAGGTAACGCGCGACGATACTAGCTACATTCATACAACCTATTTAGACAATGAACAGAATTTAAGCCAGTCATTTATTGACCAGGCAAAGCGCGTTGAGCAAGAAAACCTCCATCGTTACGAGCATTTATTTTTGGGCAAATGGCTAGACGATGCCGAGGGATTGCTTTGGAATCGACCAATTATTGAACGCGCAAGGGTAAGCGCCAAACCTGACTTGTCGCGCATTGTGGTTGCTATTGATCCAGCAACAACCGCCTTAATGAATAGCGACGAAACTGGTATAATTGTTTGCGGTACGGATGCCAACGGCAAGGGATATGTACTCGAGGATTTAAGCGGCAAATATTCACCAACTGAATGGGCAACCGTTTCATTGCAAGCGTTTAAAAATTGGAATGCTGATTGCATAGTTGCAGAAAAAAACCAAGGCGGCGACATGGTCGAAAGCGTTTTGAGGTCGCAAAATACGACCGCAAGAATTAAGCTTGTAACGGCAACAAAAGGTAAGTATGTCAGGGCCGAGCCAATATATTCGCTTTATGAGCAACACAAAATTTTCCACGTTGGTAGTTTCCCAATACTGGAAAATCAAATGGTTACCTTTGAGCCTGACAAAGGCAAATCGCCTGACCGCGTCGATGCAATGGTTTGGGGATTTACTGAATTAATGGTTAGTGGCCAAGAATTTTGGCACGTTTAGAATATTGAATCATTTTTTTATTTTATTACCCTATTTTTACAAAAAAGAAAACGGAATGAATTATATCGACAGAATTAAAGCCGCGCTAGGCTTTAACCAAAAAGATTCCACCTATTTAAACGCGGTTTTTCCTTATTTGGGTAATAATGTTATTTGGACCGCCCCAACAACGCAAAATTTTATTGAGAAAGGTTTATATCTTAATTCTGACCTTTACGCCATTATAAACCTAATCATCAACAAGGTAAGCACGGCGCCAATTGTGGTCTATGAGGTAAAGGACCAAAAGGCATTGAAGTACTATAAAAGTATGTCGGGCAGCTTTGAAAATTCAGGCGCTAAATTTCAAGCTCAGCAATTTAAAGAAAGGGCATTGGAAGAGGTTAGCATTCCTGAATTGGACCGACTATTTAAAAAGCCAAATGAGTTCCAAACGTGGGACAACCTTTTAAAAGAAATTGCCGCATTTCGTCTAATAACTGGCAACGCTTACATTTATGGCGCTAGACGTGGTGAACAACCAAACGCGCCAATCATTGCGTTGTATTCTTTGCCCGCGCAATACATGGAAATCATTTCGGGCGGTTTAAATCAGCCTATTAAGGAATATCGATTGACGTATAATGGTTACGAGCGAATAAGCGCTCACAACGTTGGACACCTAAAAAATATTAATTTAAGTTACACAGCTGGCACGGCTAACCACCTTTACGGCGCATCACCTTTGCGCTCTGCGGTCCGCGATCTAACCACTTCAAACGATGGAAAGCAAGCGCTTTTATCTATGCTTCAAAACATGGGAGCGCGTGGAATACTTACAGGCGATGGAACGGTAAACATTACGCGAGAGCAAGCGCAAGGTCTTAAAGAGGATTATAAATCCAATTACCAAGGCGCCAACCGCGCTGGCGACGTAATTATAACGCCAGCCAAATTGAGTTGGGTGCAAATGGGAATGAATGCCGTTGATATGTCAATCATTGACACGCAAAAAATAATTTTAAGGTCGTTGTGCCGCGTTTATGGCGTCGATGCTAAGTTACTAGGCGACACAGAGGCAAGCACGTTTAACAATACTGAAACGGCTTACAAGGCGCTAATTAATAACGTTGTCCGTCCGTTGCATATTGAAATCCGAGACGTGCTTAACAACTGGCTTTTGGAATCGTACGGTAATAAAAATCTATTCTTGGATTTCGATTACATGGCTTACCCTGAAATGCAAGACGACATGGACAAGCTTGTAAACCAATTGTCGGCGGCTTGGTGGTTGACTCCAAACGAAAAGCGCGCGGCCATGAATTACGGCGAGTATGAAAATACTTTGATGGAACAACCATTTATTCCCCAGGGCCTAATGACTTTGGCCGAGTTCCAAGCGTCAGAGATTGACAACATAGACAATATGGGAGACTATGCCCCAGCCAACTAAAAAGGATTTAGCACTTGCAAAGCAATTGGACGCATTGCAAAGGCGTTATGAAAGGCGATACGAAAAGCAAATATTTACCGCTCTTAAAAAGCAAATGCAACCTTATTTGGATGCAATTAAACAAGCCGACGGAAATATTAACCGCTTTGATTTAATAACGCCAGCGCCTTTGGCTGACACCTTGGAAAGCCTTTACGTTGTAGCTGGCACGGCTTACGCCGAAGCAATGTATAACGCAATCCAACCGCCAACAAAAGCAACTAAAGAAGCGTTACGCGCTGGCTGGCGTGACTTTATGCGTTTGTTTGCAGTTAGGAACTTGCCTAAAACGTTAATAGGTATTAGCGACACAAGCCAAAAGATAATTCGAGCCATTGTACTTGCTGGATTAAACGAGGGCCTTGGCGCGCTAGAAATAGCCACAAACATACAACAAAGCATTTCTTTAATATTTAGAAATCGTGCCAAGTTAATTGCCAGGACTGAAATGGTTATTGCAACCAACGTTGCTGCAATGGAATCGTCAAAGTCTTCAGATTTTATGTACGAAAAGAAATGGATTCCAGCGACCGACAACCGCACGCGTCCTGACCATGCAGAAATGAGGGCAAAGCCTTGGATTCCTTTTAATCAAGACTTTGTTGTTGGAGGTTATGACATGGCGCAACCAGGGGACAGTTCAAAAAATGCGCCAGCAGAACAAATATGTAATTGCAGATGCAAGGTTGTTTTTAGAATTATGCGAGACGTTGACGGTTTACCTATGCGTAAATGATTGCTTACGTTATCAACTTAGATCATCGCAAAGACAAATGGCGCGCGTCAATGCAAGAATTGGCACCGCACTTTAATTTGGAAAGGGTAAGCGCAATTAAAAACGAATGGGGTTGGCTTGGATTGTGGCAAACCTTTAAAAAGATTTTTCAAGAATGCGAGGGCGATGTTTTGATTTTTGAAGACGACGCAACTTACCGAGGCTGGGCGACCAGTTTACAAAATGCAATCAATGACTTACCCGGAGGCTGGGATATGTTAATGCTTGGCGCCAATATTAAAGACTCAAGACTTGACCGGGTAAGCAAGGGATTGGTTCGCACCTATGGATCGTGGACAACTCATGGCATTTTGTACTCGTATCGATTTGCAAAAGAAATGGCCCAGTTAGATTTGGATATTCCAATTGACGAATATTTCAGGACAAAAGTCCACCCAAAAGGTAACTCATATATTTGCGTACCTTTTTTATCTTATCAGCGACCAAGCGAAAGTGACATTGAAGGCGTTTATAAAAATTATACAAGTATCTTTGACGATAGCGAGGCAAAAGCAATGCATTTTATTAACCAATAATTTATTGGTTTGCATTTTTTTTCAACCTTTTTATTTTTACAAAAAAAGACGCAATGATTTACAAGAATTTAAGCGAGGGAATAATTGAAGACGTCGACGACGTTAAAGGAATCGTTACGGGATATTTTTCCGCGTTTAACAATATTGATTCTGACGGCGACGTTATCGTTTCAGGCGCTTACAAAAAGACAGTTGCAGAGAATGGACCAATGGGCCGAAATAGAATAATGCACTTGCTCCAGCACAATCCTTTGATGCCATTGGCTAAGCCTATGGAGTTAATGGAAGACGCGAAAGGTTTGCGTTTTACTTCAAAGATTACAGAAACTAGCTACGGAAAGGACGTAATAAAGCTTTACAAAGAAGGCGTTTTTAACGAGCATAGCGTAGGGTTTGAAATTGTAAAGAGCGACAATAAGGCTGGTTATCGGGAAATAAGAGAGATTAAACTTTGGGAAGGCTCTACCGTTACCTGGGGAGCCAATCCAAACACGCCGATTGAATCAATGAAAGGCTGGGATAAGCCAAAGACCGAGGACATGATTGCCAAGTTTTGTGGAATTCTTAGAAACGGCAACCTTACCGACGAGTCAATGATCCAGTTAGAAATCGGATTAAAGCAAATTCAAGAACATTTAAAGGCATTGAACACTAAATCAGTTTTGGCCGTAGAATCCGACGCAAGTCAATTCACCACCGTACAAGACCCGACTTTGTCAATGGCTTTAGAGTTCGAATATATACCTAAACTCAAAAAATTTATCTAAAACAAAATGGAAGCAATTAAATCACAATTAGATTCAGTACTTGCGAAATTGGAAGGCAACGAGGCGTTGATTTCCGACGTAAAGGCTATGAAAGAAGCTGGCGAAGAATTCAGAAAAAACCTTTCTGCCGAAACCGCTAAGTTAAACGAGAAAGCTGACGCCCTCCAGGCTCAACTTGACGGCGTAGATGCACGCACCCAGGCTAGTTTTTCTAAATCTGCAAAAGGTTACTCTTTTTCTAGCGAACTAGAGAAAGCTTTTAACTCTGACGCATTCGGAAACTACAAAAGCGGGAACGCTAATAAAGTAAAGTTGGACCTTGAATTGAAAGGCTCTGACATGACAGTTGGAAACGCTTATACTGGCGAAGTTATCCCAGCGGACAGAGTTCCTGATTTAAAGTTTGTTCCTAACCGTAAGGTTAACGTTCGTCAGTTGTTGCCAGTTGGACAGACTAGCTCAAACCTTATCCGTTTCGTACGCGAGTCAGCTTACGACAACGCAGCGGCTCCAACCGCGCAAGGTTCCGCAAAACCGCAATCCGACTTCGATTTGACCGCGGTAGATCGTAGCATCCGTACAATCCCAACTTTCATGCGATTGACAAAAGAGATGTTGGACGACACCCCTGGCTTAATTGCTTACCTTTCTAGCCGTGCGCCTAGCAAATTGTTGAACGTAGAAGATACCCAACTTTTGTACGGAAATGGAAGCGGTCAAAACTTGAACGGTTTTGCAACTGACGGATCGGCTTGGACAACTGTTTCTTTTGGAGCATCTGTTAACAGATTTGACGTTTTGGCTGCTGCGGTAGTTCAAACTACTAAGAACGAGTACGCACCAAACGCAATTATGATTAACCCAACGGATTACCTTAAATTAGTATCTACTAAGGAAACCGCTGGAGCTTATATTTTGCCTTCTTATGTCACTATGACTGGCGGACAAATGTTTATAATGGGCGTTCCAGTTTACGCAATTAACGGCGTTGTTGTTGGCGATTTCTTTGTTGGAGACTTTGCACTAGGTTCCCAATTGTTCGTTCGTCAGGGAGTTACTTTGGAGTTTTTCGAGCAAGACGCTGACAACGTAACTAAGAACTTTGTAACAGTTAGAGTTGAGGAAAGAATTGCACTTGCAGTTTACACAACTCAATCAATTGTTTACGGAACATTTGCAGCGGCTTTGGCTAACGGTTCAGCATCATAAGTAAAATAGGTGTTTGTTTATAAAAGGGTCGCCAAATATTGGCGGCCTTTTTTTATTTATCTAAAAATCAATACCTTTCAAAGAATCAAAAATAAAAAACATGAATATCGTTTTTTTTGTACACGCGTGGGCGGGAACGCATAACTCAGGCGCCGAGTGGACCGTTCAACATTACGCCAAATATTTTCACGAAAAAGGATGCAACGTTGAAGTCATTTTACCTGAAAGCCAAATTTATCCCGACGGCGAAAAGTTTGCTTTTATAAAGTTTATTACTGGTTATTATTCAAACGATTTTTTTCTAGCCTTACAAAATGCGAGCGTAATATTTACCCATTTAGATAATACAGGCGTTGCAATTAATTGGGCAAGACATTTTAAAAAGCAATTGATTTTTTTAAGCCATAACGATTCCGATTATAGAAACGTCCGTTTTAAACAACAAAATATTCACGTTGTTTACAACAATAAGGCAAACGAAAAAAACGTACAAAACGGGCCTTACCCAAATGCGTCAATTGTTTGCAAACCGCCAATTTTTCCCGAGGATGTAAAGTACAACCGCAAGCATGGGCAATACATTACCCTTATTAATTGCAACGAGAACAAAGGCGGACATATATTAATTGAATTGGCAAAACGATTGCCTAAGCGCAAATTTCTTGGCGTACTTGGAAGCTACGGCGAGCAAATCATGGACGACACGTTAAAAAATTTAAAGTATGTAGCCCAAACGCCTGACGTCCATTTGATTTATGGCAAAACAAACATTGTGCTTGTGCCCTCATTTTATGAGTCCTACGGGCGCGTTGGTTTGGAGGCGGCAATTAATCGGCTGCCAGTTATTTGCACGCCTACGGATGGTTTAAAGGAATGTCTTGGAGCCGCTGGCCTTTACTTTGATCGTAACGACATAGAAGGCATGGCTGCAAAGATTGAGGAATTGATGAGCGACGAAATTTTATACGACTTTCACCAAAACATTATGCGCAACCTTGCAGAGGAACGCCTAAAATACCAAGACCAAGAACTAGAAAGATTCTTTAATTTTATCGTTGACAAAGCAAAAAAACAATACAATGAGTGATTTATTATATAGTCCAAGCAATGGCAGTTTTACTGGTTATTCAATCCAGTTTGCCGACGTAGCGCCAGTTACCGAGCCAATTACATTGGCAGAGGCAAAAGAATACGCTAGAATCGACGGAGCTGCCGAGGACACCCTAATTACTAGCCTTATAAAAGTCGCGCGCTTACATTGTGAGTCGTACATGGGTAAGGCAATTATTCGCAAGACAGTTACGATTGAATCGTTTGGATTTCCTTACCAATGGCAAATTCCTTACGGTCCTTTGCTTGCTGCTGGGGATGTTACTAAGGTTGTAACGCTAGATCAAAACAATGCTGAGACGGCTTTAAATTACCAGCTAAACGTTGGATTATTTCCAAAGATTAACATTATAGGAGGCGCACAATCTTATAAGTTTAAAATGGTTTATACGGCTGGATTTACAACGGTTCCCGAGGACATAAAGCTTGCAGTTAAAATGATGGTTAATACCTTGTATGAAAGACGAGAAGATTTTAGCGACTTACAGGCTATTCCATCGCCTTTGGGAGTAAAGGCAATCTTAATGCCTTATAAGACTTATAACTGGTTTGGCGCGTGAGGACTAATAAACAAATTAAGGCTGGCGATTTACGCGAGCGAATCCAATTCTTAAATCCAAATTTATTTGGGGACGGATATGGCGGTTTTTATTCGCAGATGAGCGTAACCTACATTTGCTGGGCAAAGGTTACAAATCTTAGCGGTGCGCGTCAAAATAGCGAGGACCAAATGGTTATTAAAAACCAATGGGAGGTAATTATTCGCGACAATCCTTTGGTTACAATTACCAAGTCAATGCATATTAATTACGGCGGTCGAGTCCTGGTAATTAGCGAAATAATTGACGTTAACGAATACGACCGAATGCTTAAATTTATTGCAATCCAACGAGACTAAAATGCTAAGCATTGAATTTAACAAGCAAAGCCTTAACACGTTTTATAAGTATTTAAAAAACTTAGAGGACGACGTTGCCGACTATGTACGGGCAGAGGTTGAGGATTCAATACTGGCAATTGAAAGCGAGGCTGCAAGCAATGTGGCCGTTGATACGGGCGCGTTAAAAAATAGTATTCAATCAACGCCAATTAAAGTAAGTAAAAACGAAATTACTGGAGGCGTGGAGGTTGGCGCTAATTACGCGGCTTATGTCGAGTTTGGAACTGGTACCAGGGTAAAGGTCCCAAGCGAGTTAAGCGATTTCGCGGCCCAATTTAAAGGCGACGGAATAAAAGAAGTAAACTTACCAGCAAGGCCGTTTTTTTATCCTGAAGTTTTTAAACAACGTACGGAATTGCCAAAAAATATTGAGCGCACCTTAAAAAAATTACTTGCTAAATGAGAAATATAAAACCATTTATTCGAAAGGCTTATTGGACGGCTTTAAATAATACAATTACTTACAAAGGTGCGCCTGTACCTTGTTACGATACTTTTGCGCCTGACACGGCGGTTTTTCCTTACATTTTAATCGGAAACCAAACGCAAGAAGACGACAAAGACAACCAGGAATATAATTACATTACCACAATTACTTTGGACGTTGTAACGGCTGGTATTGCGCCATACGGACGCATTGACGCTGATCTAATCGCCGACTCTATTTTGCAAATCGTTTGCCTTTATCCCGAAAATTATTTGGCGCTCCAGGTTGGCAAAATTGTTACGGCAAAGCTTGTTCAACAAACTAGCCTTTCAAGTATTACCGACACAAACATTGTGCATCGTGAAATAATGACAATTGAGAACTGGATAAATGGCTAAAGTTAACGGCTCCGCTTTATTTGTAACGGTTGGACTTAATCAAGTTGCCAAATCAACCGCTTACGAGTTGTCCGCTGAAATGGGACAACTTGATAGAACAAGCAACGAATCGGGCTTTTTTGCTGACCATATTTCCAAGCTTGCCTCCTGGTCCCTATCTAGCGAGTCCTTATACATTCAAGACGGCTTTTCCTTTGGCGATTTATTCAACGCTTACGTTAATCGTGAGCGCGTTTATTTGTCAGCTGGGCAAGAAGACAATTTAACGTTTATTGGCTTGGCTATGATTGAATCGTTGAGCCAGTCGGCGCCTATGGAAAATGTTGCAACTATTTCGGCAACCTTTAAAGGTGTTGGCGGACTTTATCCAACAATTTTACCAGCGGAACGCTTTATTATTGACGAATTATTCGAAATAATTATAGATCAAGACGGTAACTTTTTGGTCTACACTTAAAATTTATTGTTTTGCAATTATTCAAAGTCCTTTTATTTTTAAAAAAAATTAGAATTTAACCTAACACAAATATGGCAACTGCTGGCAAATTTAACGGCACCCTTTTAAACGTTTACCTTAACAACGTAATGATTGGATGCGCAACCTCTTCAGAATTATCCGTAAACGTTGACCTTGCGGATGCAACTTGCAAAGACGATGGCGGATGGGCCGACCATATCGCTGGATTGCGTGATTGGTCAGTTTCTACTGACGGATTGGTTGCATTTGACGACACAAACAACGTTGGCGACATTTACACGCTTTTGAGCGGTCGTACTGTTGTGGCGTTGAAGTTTACCACCAACGTAACTGGAGACCTTGTATTTTACGGAAACGCTAGCGTTGCATCAATCAGCGTATCAGCTGAAATGGAGGCCGCGGTTACCTATTCCGTAGAATTTACAGGAAAAGGTCCATTACTTAAGGCAACCGTAGTACCAGCATCTACTTAATTAGTATTATCTTTCGCCTATGAATCATTCAGGCAGAACAATAATCACAATTAATGGCGGCACCTATCCTGTTAAATTTGGGATGGGTGCCTTGTTGCATTTTAGCGAAGGCCTTGGCTACGACGTCCAAGAAACAATCGAGGCTTTAACCAAGCCAGGTGTTGGTCAAATTAAATCAATCGCAAAGTTTATTTACGCGGCTCTTTATGTCGATGCGCTTTACAACGACAAAGAATTTACCTTAGATCAAATAGATATTATTGACTGGGTGGATTCTAATCCAGCGGACGAGGTTGGCAAAGTTATCCAAGTAATTATGCAAGGCATAAGCTCAATCACCAAAATTGATTACCCAAGCGCTGAAGCTGGCGAGTCAAAAAAAAAATAACATTTAAAGACGTTTGCCATTACGCCATTGGGGAGTTAGGTATTGCACCTAACTCCTTTTATTTTATGTCTTTTGCCGAGTATCAATCCATTGCATACGGTTACCAAATTAGGCAAAGCAAAGAAGAGAATTTATTTAGGACTATTTGGGTGCAGTTAAACAACGTTAATGTTACTAAAAAAGGGGATTTAATTAGAAAGCCTGATAAGTATTGGCGCATTCCTTTACTAGACGCTAAACCAATTGTAATTCCAACCGCTGAAGAAAAGGCTAAAGCCTATGAAATTGGACTTACTTGGCAAAACCTTAAATTTGAAGAACAAGCCAGTTTCGACACGATAACAAATAAAATACAATGAGCGCAAAATTAAACGTTGACATTGTCGCCCAACTAAAAGAGTTTAACAAAGCAATGGCCGACATAAAATCGGAGGTTGACGATTTAAACCAAAAGGTTGGGAAAGGAAATAGCGAAAGCACAAAATCAACAAATGCATTATCCAGCGCCTTTGGAAATTTAGGTAAAACTATGGGCGGTCTATTTGCCGCCGATATGCTTTTGAGTTTTGGCAAAGCGGTTGTTTCAACAACTGCCGAGTTCCAAAAAATGGAAGCCGTTTTAACAACAACGCTTGGCAGTAAATCAGCGGCTCAGGTTGCGATGACTCAAATTGTTGAGTTTGCATCAAAAACACCTTTTCAAGTAAACGAATTAACAGACTCATTTGTAAAATTAGCTAATAGAGGTTTTAGACCTACTTTAGATCAAATGACTGCGTTGGGTGACCTTGCCTCCTCAACTGGTAAATCTTTTGACCAATTAACAGAGGCGGCATTGGACGCAATGACTGGCGAATTTGAGCGTTTAAAAGAATTTGGTATTCGTGCAAAAGCTGAGGGCGATAAGGTTGCGTTTACTTTTAAAGGCGTAACAACGGAGGTAGAAAAGACAGACGAAGCGATTAAGGATTATTTAATTAGCCTTGGAAATGCTGAAGGTGTCAGCGGCTCAATGGCTGCAATTTCGGAAACTGTTGGCGGTCAAATTTCCAACTTGCAAGACAATTTTTCTCAATTACAATTGGCAATTGGATCGTCCTCTAGCGGTTTAATATCTAGCGTTTTACAATTATCCAACACAATACTTGGCGATTTAGTAACCTCTTTAAATTCTGTTAATACAGTTGCGCAAGAGGCTGGCGATAGTGGTTTGCAAGCTTTTGGCCGCCAATTACTTTCTTTCATTGATCCAGCTTACGCGGCAACAATGGAAGGCGTTGCAATTGGAATTAACGCAACTAAAAAGGCAGCGGTTGAGGCAGAGCAAGCGCTAAAAAAGGAAAATGAGACAAAAGAAGCCTCTAAACAAGTCAGCGATCAACTAGCTAAGCAACTAAAAAAGGACCACGACCAAAAAATAAAGCAACTTAGAAAAGAGTCCGAGGAGTTTATTAAAACTCAAAACGCAACACTTGGAAAAGTTGGCACAAGGGATGCATTTGGCGGACAACCAACCGACCAAACGCAACAAATGACTCCCGAGCGTTTAAACATGATCCAAAACGCATCGGCAAGCATTTTGGCAATGAATAAACAAATTGCTTTAACAATGCCAGGCATAACGATTCCTGAGGACGCGGTTGCAAGGTTACAGGCTTACAATACGGCACAATCGCAATTGGCTTACGAAACTGGTTTAGTTGCTCAAAACATGAACGCAGCTTTAATGGTTGGGGATTTGTTTGGCCAAGCGCTTGGACAACTTGCCGAGACTGGTAAAATATCTTTTCAAGGCATTTTCGATGCGTTAAAACAAATGGTTATAAGATTTGCGGCGGCAATTGCTGCGGCCATAACATTAAACATTTTAACAGGCGGTGCGGTCATGTCAGCTGGTAAAGCGGCTGGAGCCAAAAGCGGTTTTGGTGCTTTGTTAAAAGGTGGTAAATCGATGGGAATTGGCGGCCTTACGCCCTTTGCGGCTGGTGGTATTGTAAGCGGTCCAACCTCCGCGCTAGTTGGTGAATATACAGGAGCGCGCACAAATCCTGAAGTTATTGCACCTTTAAGCAAATTGCAAAACATGATGGGCGGAAATGTTACCTTT